AAGTTGTGCCAGCAGTTACAGAAAAACCAGTGCCTGTGCGAAAACCGCCAGCACCGCCGCCGCCTCCAAACGTATTCCCACCACCGCCACCACCAGCAACCACAAGGTAGTCAACCTCAGTCACACCATCAGGACAAGTCCACGACCCACTGGCATTAAAGGTTTCGATGATGGTTAAGCCGCCGCTAACCACACGACCAAGCAGCATCGCCATAATTCCACTCATGTGACGTTTCCTGTAACTACGCAAACAGTTCCGCTAATGAATAGGATAGTTGCTACACCCCTAGTCGCTAGCGTCATCGTGTCCTTGTCCGTATTCGTACCGGCTATGTAAGCTGTCGTAATAGAACAAGTGATCGTGATATTGCCTGTCGTATTGTTGAAAATAGAAACAATATCGCCAGCAGCGAATGTCGAGTTTGGAATAGTGATTGATCCACTTGTTCCAACTCCAACAAACTCACCAATATCGCCAGTCGTTAAGGTATATGACGTAGTTTTGTCTGAACCAGACTGCGGAACATTCAAATAGCCAACCGTATAGTTAGCTCCACCGTCAGGAATGGTAACTGTTCTGCTTGCGCTTAATGTCGCTGGAGTCAACGTAACAGCATAGGAAGACGTACCGCCAGCCCTACCAGCAATCACAACCGCATCTTGAGTAGAAGCAGCCTCAGAACGAAGCGCATTAGCCGCCCTAAACGTCTGAGCAGCCGTAAATGTCTGTGCAGCACTCGTTATAGCAGCAACATCAGCCGCATACGTTACAAATACGTCCTTAGCACCAGCACCGAAATTAACAGCACTATTGCTGTTAGATGATTTCAGTACCGTAGTACGAGCTAACGTACCCGTTCCAACAGTACCGAGACCAATCTCATAGTCCGCACCGAGAGTAATTGTGTAATAGCAAGTATTACCATCGCCAATCGCCGATCCGAAAGTACGAAAGCCCGTTACTGCACCGTCCAGTGTTAATGTGCCTGTGCCGGTCGTGGTGGACGTTTCCCGAACTCGGTCAGCAATTACGAGTGCCATAGATTACTCCAGAGTTACGGAAAGGTTGCCTGTCGAGATTGTGAACACGTCACCAGAAGCAATCGACTTAGACGCATCCAAGGCTGTGTAATACAGCAGGTTGCCGCTAGTTGTCGCATCCAGAATGCCAACATGAGTCACAGTACCCCATGTGCCAGTAGCAGTCGGGAACGTAACTGACGCGCTATTCGTTGACACACCGTTGCTAGGCGCACCAAACGTTACCGCTGTACGAGCGTAGGAACCACCAGATACCTCAGTACCTGTATTGCCTTCACCCGGATCGCTTGTGTAAAGACCTACATAAACCGCAGCAGGGCTTGTGTAGCTTGTATTGCGGAGAGTAGCGTTAATTAGCGCATTCTCCAGATAATTAGACATCTCAGCCATGATTTACCTCACGTTATAAGACATAGACATAGGTTGACCACTATACTCACTTGCTTGGTCGGACGTAGAGATAGAATCAATCGCCCTAGAATACAAGGAAGCCCAAGTCTGCACCCTTGCATCATTCATCAAATACGGCTCTGCCTCTGCCAAAGACGCATATAGCAACGCATCAGGCACATAAGCCAAGAATACGTTACTAGCTGTCGAATCTGATAATACAGGAGGCTTGGCGTAATACAACATTTGCGCCGTATAAGACGAATCTGGAACCGGAGCTAACTGCATCTCCGCACCGAGAATAGTGTAATCAATGGGCTTGCCGCCATCCGTTACCCTAGACTCCTGATAAAACGAGTTAGGAGCCTTGTAACGTAGCGTAGTAATCGGAGTCGTGTTGAGATGAATATCTCTCATCTCTAAGAAGTCGGTAGGCAATCCAAGTGTTGAATCGCCACCCGTTGTACTTGCTGTAGCTACCACTAACATCTGACGAATTCTTAGGTCTCTCTGCAACCTAGTCTCAGCCAGACGGATAAAGTCTGGAATAACTGAAGTCAGATCACTACGAGCCAGATAGTTAGCTATCGTTGTTTTTAACTCGCTATAGGTCGTAAATGCCATGTTATTCCTCTAGCTGCTCAAAATCTTTCCAACCGTATTCGTAAGTGCCGATGTGCCGGATGTGCATCGATAACTCATGGTCTACATACGTCTGGAAGCCCTCAGAACCAGCCTTGACGCAGAAATACACATCCTCACCACATACACCGTTAGAACCCCATCCAGCATCGAACCAAGGTCTGCCCGTCTTTTCAAACACTTCCTTACGGATCATCACAGCACCAAACCCAACCGCTGTAACTTCCTCAATTCCTTCTTTGCCGCGAGAGTCAACATTCGACCACTTACGAACCTCTGTATCACCTTCCATATACCTTGTGAGTATCTTGGCGGTAGGCGTTACAGGCTTCCTTCTAGTCGTTGCATTTACACCAACAATCGGCACATCTCGACTTAACAATATGTCAATTATGTCAGGTGGGAACCGCATATCGCTATCAATAAACAATAGCGCGTCACATCCTTCACCTAATGCCACTTCTGCCAACTTCTCACGCTGGTCAAATATCAGCGTTCCTGGCATTGTGTATAAACTTAAACCGCCTTTACCATCTTTGCAACGTACTGACGCATCATGCGCTGTCATTCGAGCAAAGTCAAAAGCAAAACCAGTATGCACCTCATCCCGGCATGGGACGCAAACACCAACTCTCATACAGTACCCCTATTAATTTCTAGCAAAGTCGCCATGATATTTATTTTTAGCCTCAATTGATACTAATTCAGCTAACTCTATATCATCGTACAAACCAAAAGATTTATTTTTCCCGTTGACACTAACAACTACTCTCCATTTTTGCGACTCTTTATGGAAAGAAACGTTTTTTATGCCAGACGTATTTCTTTTAGTTTTTGCAACATTGCATAGGTTTTGTGATCTTGTTGCTTCTCTAAGATTACAAATCCTATTGTCAGTCTTATCGCCATTTATATGATCGATATGACCTTTAGGGAAACTTCCATACTCATACAACCAAGCTAACCGATGCAAATAGTAGTTTTTGAAACCAATTTCTGCTCTCAAATAACCTGCATCCTTAAACCCAAACTTTGCGCCGTTCTTTCTGGCAAAAAGTCCAGTCTCTTTATCGTATTCAACAATACTTTTAAGGGATTCTTGAGTAATCATACTGTTCCGCGATATGTCTTCCACACAGCATTATCAGGATCGTTTAGCCACCTAGCGAAACCGACCTCATCAACCACGTTAAAGCCCTTCATAATCCCTTTCTGGTTCAGTACATCTATGACCGTAAAGGGTATTCGAGCAACGTGATGCAGTTCGTTTAGGTGTCCTTGCCGAGACTTATCGTAGTCTAATTGTTGCCTGTTGGCTTCGATAATCTCTGTTACATCCTGCTTAGTCTCGATGACAATCCCGCCATCACCGTCTTCAAATGCTGTTTGAGTCCGTATCGGAGTACTCATAAATTCCTTTTGTAGGTAGCCCCCACCGTTAGGCAGGGGCTATTTGCTACTTAGAGAGCCATGTTCAAGTCAGCAACGATGCCATGTGCAGCCTCGTTCTTAACTTCCAGAGTAACTTCAGCCAGTAGCTGAGTGTTCTCGCTGTCGCCGGTCTTAGCCAGATCATTAGTCTGGAATGGACGCAGGTAAGCCAGAGCAGCGTACTCAGGATCAAGGATCAGAGCATCACGTGCGCGCATGAAACGGTTAGGAACAACCGACATCGTGCCAAAGTCCGACATATAAACGTCAGCCGCACCGATAATGGTGGTTGGAGTATTGCCCGGAGCCATGTAACGCTGTGCAGCGATACCAGCAAACGACGATACCTTCTGCTTACCAAGCGAACCAACCATCAGAATCTTCGGAGAACCGCCCGAATCAAACACCTCTGCAACAACGGTCTTCAGCAGAGTCTCAGTGAAGGTACGCTGTGTGCCGTCAGTACGGGTCGAAACACCGATTGTCGCTGGATCGGAACCGTCAGAAGCCTTGTCCGAGTTAGTCTTGATCCATGACAAAATCGAGCCCAGCTTACGAGCGATAGTCGAAGTACCAGCCGAACGACCTTGGTTAGCGCACAGGATGGTTTCCAGATCACGCTTTAATTCAGCCGATGCTTTAGCCAACTGATAAGCCTTTTCCGACTTACGACCAGCTTTGTTTACTGTGTCCAAAGTACCGGAGACCTGAACAGTCTTCTGGATGATCTGGGTGTAGTTACCAAGACGGACGGTAGGCGACAGAGTTGCCGATGTAGCGTCTGCACCTTCAATCGCAGCGTTGCCAGTTGTAGCAGCAGCCAGCGAGTCAGTCTGCCATTCGTGATAAACGGCGGTAGCCTTAGTCTTGCCAATAGAAGACATAAATGGTGTCTCGGTTGGCGAGATGTCATAGATGATGTCGGTCAAATCTTCCCGCTGACCAATCGCGGTATGTGCTGTAAATGTAGGCATGATAATTCCTTATAAAAATCGTTCAAATGCTTTAGCGGCATCAGCGACCCTTCCGGTCTGCCTAGCCTTGGCTTTTAGTTTTTTCAGTTCATCGTTGCTATCACGAGGCTGAGAAACACCCGATTTCATTACCTTCGGAGCCTCGTTAACCTTCTTAGTGATACCCGGCTTTGCAGACTGTAATTTGTCGTACTGCATTGCCTTCCATAACGTTAGAACCTGACGAGAATCATAGATTCCCGCTAATTCCTGTTCTGTGAATCCTAGCTTCTGACCAAACTCCCGCAGTTCTCGCCGAGCTACCTCACCCTTCTGTGGGTCAGCATACTCAGGTATTGCCTCTGCCAGCTTACGAGCTTCAGCCTGTATTACATGACCGAGTTGCTCCTGACGTTCCTGATCCTGTTGCTGTGCAATCCGCTGTCGTTCAGCCTGAACTTGAGCTAACTGCTTTTCCCGCTGTGATAACTCTGCAACCTTAACTGCGTACCCAATAGGGTCGGTTTCCTTCAGATATTCCAGATTCTCAGTTTCTGGCTGCTGGTTAAGCATCTGCTCAATCACCTGCAACCGTTCTGCGTATTGGTCACGCAGATACCTAGCTTCCTCGATACGCTGCCTCTCTGCTTCTACGGCTTTGCGTTCTTCTGCTACGGCTTGCGATTTCTTCGTATAGTCTGTGCCAAGTTGATAAGACTTGATAAGCTCGTCAAGGGTTACCTCTTTTTCCTCACCAGCGGCTTTCACCCTGTATTTAGGAGGCTCCTCGGCTTCTTCTTCGCCCTCATCTTGTTCTACCTCCGGCTCGTCATAAGACTCCTCGGATTCGGCTTCGCTATCATTGGCTTCGAGTTCGGTTTCCGGTTGTTCCTGTTCGGAGCCTTCTTGCCCACCCATAAGACCCATGATAGCGTCGGCTGCACTACCTACGTTTAACTCAGCATTTCCCTCGGGAGTCGTGCTTTGAGTATCGCTCATATATAGTTTCCTAAATTATATCGGGAACTGCCCGATTCAGTTACAAAATTTTCAGCCGCTTTTCGTCTATCAACTTCTGTGCCGATAGGCTTTCTAGGTAGGCTTCAATCTTCTCAAATGACCTTAGTTGCTGGTAAGCGTTTTCCCTTACCGCTACGTCACCAAACTCACTCATAGCAAATTTGTTAATCTCTACTGACCTGAGTTCTTCTAGCATTGCCAGAAAATACTCATCTCTCAGCAGATTCTCAGCCCATTGGGATTTGTCCATTCATACCCTTAGTTAGATTACCCAGTTCTTTAATCGCCTTCAGGACAATATCAGCCTGTTTATTGCGGCTATCCTCGTCAGCCAAGTCCATAGCCAGAATCGCTTGCAACTGCTTGACCGCTAGCTCTGCCTCACGAATCCGCATATCC